AGGACCTCGATCATGTCGTGCTGCGTGGTGGACTGGTCCTGCCAACTGAACTCCCAGGCACTATCGGTGGTGGCATCGTAGTCCTGGTCCGGGATCCAGTTGCTCTGCATGCCAACCTTCCCTTTGGCCTTGCTGACCCACTCCGGATCCCAGCCCTCCAGGGTGGCCCGCGCTTCCAGGGTCGGCAGGGACATGAACTGCCGGACAAAGACCACCGAATCCTGCACGTCGGTCATGTAATGCGGCACGAACACCTCCTCGCCCACCTTGAGCGTGGTGACGCACGGTTCGTTCTTGGTGAACACCGGGACGGGGATCTCCCCCTCCCCGTCCTCCCTGAGCTCGCGGACCAGGGCCCGGATGCGCTTGTCGCTGATCTGGTAGTTCTCCAGGAGCTCCTCCTCGTGCTCGCCGAGCATCGTCCGGAAATAGACCGACACCACCTGCCGCTGCAGGTCCGCCATGAGGGACACGGCCTCGGCTTCGCGTTCGGGTTCCAGGATGGCGTTGACCAGCACCCGGATGGGATCCCCCTCCTCGAGTTCCTCGGCGGCCGAGGCCAGCTCCTGCATCTTGATCCGATGGCGGCGCCGGCCCAGGCGTCGTTCCCAGGTCGGGTGCAGCACGACATGACCGTAGGTCAGGAAGTATTGCGCGGAGAGCTCGACCTCGCGCGCCAGCGTCTTGGCCAGTTTGCTCTGCATGAGCCACTCCATGAGCTTGGTGAGGTGCGCGGCCTGCTCGTAGTCGCCGGCCTCCACGCCATACACGCGCTGGATGACAGCGCGCCAGAAGGACACCACGCAGATGGCCACCAGCTCGTTGATGGTGTCGTCGGCCAGGTAATTCTCGCTGTCGGCGGCGCCGTCGAACGGGAAGGCCTCCTCCTCCTCGCTGCTGTGCTTCTTGCCGTCGGCGGATTTGTTGGCCCACCGGTTGAGCCGGATGTCATCGGCGTGGATGATGCGGTGGTACCGATCGTAGATCGGCGTGGACCGCTGGTATTCGCGGATCAGCGCATCGACGTCGGGCGAGTCGGTGGCCCTGGTCAGCTTCTCCAGATCTTCAAGTTGCGTCGTCTCCATCTCTTGGTTTCTCCCCTGGTGTGGGTCGTCAGGTCAATCGATTCTCCAGCCGGCGATGCGCGCGGCTTCGGTCTTGTAATACTTTTGGTATCTGGAGCCCCGCGGCCGCCATGTGCGAATCTCGCCAGCCTCGACCAGTCGCGCCAGGTCCCATCGCGTCAGGCCGGTCCACCTCAGGAACACGCCGCGGCTGATGAGGGCTCCCTGCTCGTGGTAATCTTTCGGGAGCACGCTCACGTCAGTAGGCTCCTCCCCCGCGCGGCCGCCACTTGGACGGATCGACGTGGCAAAGCTTGGCCGTCGCGATGTAGCGAAGCACATCGATCGGATCCTTGCATGCGGCCTTCTCACCGTCACGCCCGGTGTAGTTGTTCAGCGCCCAGATCAGGTTCCGGCACGATCGCACGATGTAGAGGTGCGGCTCGTTGACGTGGGCGACGATCGGTTGCTCCGGATCGTAGGCGAGCAGGTCGGTGATCGCCTGGATCCCAACCTCGATCCGAAGACCGGGCGCGCCCTGGATGTCCATGGCCGGCCCCACGACATGGCCATCCTTGTCCTTTTGCACCTCGATCATCTTCTCACCAAAGCTTGTCCCGGCGCCCTCCTCGGCGATGCTCTGATCCTTGACGGCGCGGGGATCCCCGAGCCGCCGGAAGACACCCTCGGCCGAGGTGCCATCCCACTTGCCCTCGCGGAAGCGGTGGCCCTCCATCTGCAGGATCTCGGTCTTGTATCGCTCGACGCCCCAGCCATTGGGCGTCTGGGCCGGACCGGGATCGCCATCGAACTTGCGAGGGTTCTGGGAGGCGATGGCCCATTCCCCATGCTGATCCATGTCGGGCCATTCGCGATAGATGAAATGCCGGCCACGCGCGTCCACGGCCACCCAGAGCATAAAGACCGGGCGCATGCCGTGTGGATCGGACACGTGATAGCGCGTGACCTGCTTGGGCACCTGGTCCGGGTCCACCAGGTTCAGCGCGCCGAAGAGGGGCCACAGGTTGCCGCGACCTGGACGGGCATAGCCGTAGGCGCGGCGCTCCTTGCCCTCGAGGGTTTCCTTGGCAACCAGCGATTCGAACTGGGCCTGGTTCTCGAACGGATTCTCGCGGGTCCACACGTAGCGGATCCGCACGTTGGCATCGGCCGCCTCCTGCTCGATCGGCATGTGGCCGGCCGGACAGTCCTTGATCGGCTTGTGGTTCGCCGGCAGAAGCGGCGCGCGCGCATGGCGCACGGTGCGGGCGCCGTCGGTGACATGCTTGATCGCCGGCGTCAGCCCGTTGATCGGGGTGAAGGTCCAGATCATCTTCCCGCCGGCGCGCGGCAGCCGGTATTGGAGCGTCTGGAGCCAGGAGAGCGGGAGGTTCTCGTCGGCGACAATCAGTTTCCAGGCGGTGCCTTCGTAGGCGCCCACGTCCTGGTTGTAGTTGCCGAACTGCGCGATGGATCCGTTGGGGGTGATGAAGCGGTTGCCGGTGAATCCATTCTTGGGATCAAACCCGATCGCGGCGTTGCGCTTCCTGGAATCCATGCGCCAGTTGACCGGGATGTATTGGAAGGTGAACCGCTGCTGCACCAGCACCGAGCTGGTGTCGTTCTCGTGAAGGAAGAGGACCTGGCTGCCGGGATGGTCCACCAGGGTGCGCACCCCGGTGTAGCACCCGTACCAGGTCTTGGCCGACCCGTTGCCGCCAAAGAGAACGGTCAGGAGATACTGTCGGTGGATCCGGTCGGCATCCCGCCACCAGGGCAGCACGATGCCCTCGTTGTAGGGATCCTCCCTGGTCAACTGGATGGCCTGCTCCCGTTTGGCATACCACGCCGCCAGCTGCTCGATGCCGCCTGGCGCGGAGATCGTGCGATGCACCTCCTCTTCCGCCGGCAAGGGGAAGAACGGGTGCGGCGTCGGTGTGAATGTCTTCTCTGCGGTGGCCTCCATGGCTGATCACCTACTGCGGACGGACCACACGATTGGTCACCGTGAGCACTCCGACGTATTCCGGCGGCGGCAAGGACATCTCCGTCCCCACCCGCTTCCACAAGTGGAGACAGAAGGGATGGTTGTTCACGTAGCGATCGCGGGCGGGATGATACTGCACCACCGATTCATCCTGGCTCCAGAATTTGTCCTTGATGAAGCACATCTCCTCCCAGGTTGGACAGCGATCGGCGCAGGAGACACTGACGTGCTCCCAGCCTCCCCCGTCGCTGCTGATCACCACCAGTGGCTGCCCTCGGAAGCAGAACAGGAATGACCCATTGAATCCATCATGGCTGGTGGTCATCATGGGACCCGTGCGGATCCGAGCTGGCTCGACGTCACGCGTGGTTGTCTTCATCGCAACCTCAGGAACAGGTCGGCCAGCTTGCGCATGATGCCCAGCGGCCGGCCTTGCATGGCCATGGGCAACGACACACCGGGTGTCGCTTGCGCCCGGCGCGGTGTGCGGTGAGTCGCTTTCTCGTCTTCCATTTCTGCATACGATCATGATCGATTGTGCCCCTGGCCCACACGGGACGGTGGACCAGGGGCGTTGGGGGTTATGCGTGGTCAGACCCCAGATTGCTTTTGCTGACTCGACGCCTCGCATGCCTGGACGCTCATCGCGTCGGCATGTAAGACACACTCCTTGGCAGTCAGCGTCACTTGCGCGTGCGGCGTGACCGGCACGACATACAAGTTGCATGTGTCACTTCCACTGAGTTGCTTCACGACGACGCCCGCGACCGGCAGCCCGTTGTAGTCGGTGCCAACCACCAGGTCTCCGACCTTGGCTTCCTTTCCGTTCTTGTAGTGCATTCTATTCTTTCATTGCTTGGTTTACTGAAACGACAGCAGGTCAGGACTCGAACCTGACACACGGGAAATGTCCCCACGTCCCGCACCTCATGTGGCCCCATGCCCGGAGGGGTCGGGTTAGGCCAACCAACAGGGTGTCACCGTCCACGCCGCTGCTGCCGAAATTTGAGTGGGGGCGGGCTGCCAGATCACCCGCCCCCGCGTTGTGGACCGCGATGCCCTCGACCGGAACATCGCGGCGTGCGCCTTTCTCGCCGGTTCGTTTGAGGTATGCCGCTGGCCCGGCTTGGAGGTGTCCAGTTCCCGGTGCAACACCTCCCCTACTCCCTTTCCTGGTACTCGGCGCACTCATCATGGGAATGCCGATCAACCCTTGTTGTAGATGCTGACGCCGCTCTCGGCCGCATCGATGGCCTTGCCCAGCCGCATGCGGCCGTCTTCGAGATGCCGGTAGGCCAGCATGATGTTGGCCTTCATCTCGCCGTGGTCCATGTCGGGCGCCGGCGTGTTGAACACCGCAAAGGTCTTCAATGCCTGCACGCTGCAAAGGCAGTACTTGATGTTGGCGCGCAGGAGGTCGCACTCGGTGACGAACTCCGCCCGCAGGGTGGCTACCGGCCCGGTGTTCCCGGTCTCCGTGGACGGGGGCGGCGCGATCGCGGTGGGGCTTTGGTTGTTTCCAGCATCGTTTTTTGCTTCACTCATGGGTGTTCTCTCTTTCGTTGGTGGTGGTGGTGACTTTGTGCTCTTTCGAGCCCTTGTTCGCGTAGGCATCCACGAAGCGCATCTGCTCCTTGAAGAACAACAGCTCCGCATCTCCGATGGGTCCGTTGCGTTGCTTGGCCACGTGGACGTTTGTGGGAAAGATCTGGGTTCGCTCCTGCTCCTCCTCCTCGTCGTCATCGCGCGGGGTTTTGCGATAGAGGATGAGCACGCAATCCGCGTCCTGCTCGATGGAACCGGACCCACGAAGGTCGGAGAGCTGCGGTTTGCGTTTTTTGTCCTTGTCGAACTCGCGGTTGAGCTGGGAGAGCACCAGCACCGGAAGATTCAGCTCGCGGGCGATCGACTTGCATCCCTGGCTGATCTTGGTGATGACCTGGACTTCGTTGTCCGCGTCGGCCTGTGCCAGCTGGAGGTAATCAATCACGATCAGGCGCACGCCGTAGCGCTGCGCCATGCGCCGGGAGCGGGCGCGCAGCTGTTTGATGTCCAGGCTGGGCTGGTCGTCCATGTGGATCGGCGCCGATCCCACGGACTTGCACTCCTCGATGATGCTGTCGTGATCCTTCGTGCTCATGAAGCCGGTGCGGATCCGGTGGAAGCTGGCTCGGGCCCGCGTGCAGAGCATTCGCAGCGCGATGTCGTCATTGCGCATCTCCATGCTGAAGAGCCCCACCGGCAGCCTCAGCTCCACCGCGACGGTGTCGATGATGTTGGCGGCCAGGCTGGTCTTGCCCGTGGAGGGCCGGCCGGCCAGGACGGTCATCTCTCCGGCGTGGAGGCCTCCGATCATCTTGTCCAGGTAACCGAAGCCGGTGCGCACGCCGGTGATCAGGCCCCGGCCGCGTTGGTACTGGTCGAGCACCTCCATGACGCGGGCCACCGGCTCGTTGATTTTTTCCGCGCCGGCGGAAACATGCATGTCGCCGGCGCGGAGCACCTGCTCCTCGATCGCATCGATGCACTTGCCCACGTCGCCGTCCTCGATGTCGGCGATCAGCTGCGCGCCGGCGCGCAGGGCTTCGAGCATGCGCCGCAGGCGAAAGCGATCGAACACCTGGCCGGCGCAGTAATCAATGTGGCCGGTCGATGGG